TTATGTGCGGCTGACTTGTGGACGGTTGGCGAGGCGCCGGGCGGTTTGCAGGAGGGACTGGCGGTCTTCCGGTAAGCACGCGCGATAAAGGCGCAGGAGGGCGAGCTCATCGCCGGAGGCGGCCTGCGCAGGGGCGCGCAACTGAGTGCCATAGAGTAGGTACTCGACGTCGATTTGGAGTGCTTGTGCGATGCGGGCCATGTTGCCACGGACCTGGCCGGAGCGGCCGGTTTCCCATTGCGCGACGGCGCTGCGAGAGACGCCGACATTTTGGGCAAGGTCGTCTTGGGTCCATCCGCGGTCGCGGCGGGCAGCGCGGATGCGCTCACCCGCCTCGCGCATGTTGAGGTCGAACGCTTCAGGGGTGGGGGAGCGTGGGGTGGTCATCTGCGACGGCCTCGATGTTTCTATGGCACTCGGGAGAGGGTGGAGAAAAAATTCCTGCAAAGGACGTTTTTCCGTTGACGGCGACGTTAGTTCAACTAACATAACGACAGTGTTAGGAGAAGAGGGATGCCACAGAAACTTGTCTGGACCGGTCCGCGCGACATGCAGATTAAGCGAATGCGGGCCGATCGATCGTCGTGGGACGCCATTGCGCTATCGCTTGGGATTAGCCGGAACGCAGCGATAGAGCGCGGGCGGCGGATTGGCGCTCGACTCCCGCCGCAGGAGTTTGTTGTGTTGGTTGAAGACCCCGATCGCCCGGCGTTGCCGCCTGGGCACGAGATCAGTTGGGGGTTGATCACGGCGGGGACGTGCCTCGCGGGGGAACCCTATGTTCCGCCACAGGCGTATTCGCGCGTGCGGGTGTCGGGTGGGAAAATGCCGGGTTCTAAGGTTTAGAAGAACAAAACATGAACACAAACACCGCATGTGTTCTGCGGATTTTGCACAAAACGTTTGGGAGAGTATGGTGGCACAGAAACTAGCTGCATCGTTCATGAGCTTTGCCCACGATGACCCTTCGGGCTTGATAGATCATGTTTGCGCGCAAGATCGGCTTGAGGAAGCGGGGCGAACATTGCTGATGTTGCCGTCCGGCGGGTATAGCACGCAGTTTCGCACACGATCTCTGGATTATGTGCGATCGGCGCTGGAGAGTTATGGATGGGGGGAGCAGCGCGTACGCCCTGGCATTCCCCCGGCTGATCAGATATCTCGGATGGATGAAGCCCTGGGTTGGATTTCTATGATTCCCCAAGAACGATATGTTTTACGCAGGGTTGTCGGCGCGCGCAGCTTGGTTCACCCGCTGACAGATCGGTATTTATTTAGTTGGCGTCGGCTCGGGCTCATGGTCGGTGCTGACCATAAAGCGGTGCAGCGGTGGTATAATGTGGGGATCGATATGATTGTGAGCGCGGTGAACGATCAGTTGCTGCGTGGCTGAAAGATAATCGGCCTTGCGCCCTGGGCTGGCCACATGGGGGGAGTTGGCCGCTTTGCGGACTGAGTGCGAGGCACTTTACATTTGGGTGAGGGTGACGCGCGCGATACCCCTTTGCAAAATTCCAAGCTCGCGCGCTGCACGCTTTGATAGATCAATGACGCGTGTTTTTGAACCCTGGCGATCATTGATTGTTACGATTACGGATGGTCCGCCGCCCTGTACAGTGACCCGCAGACGTGTGCCCATAGGGAGCCAGGGGTGGGCGGCGGTCATAGCGTTTTCGTCGAACGGAACACCGCTAAACGTGCGCTTGTTATAACGATCGGCGCTGTACCATGAAGCAATGCCGGTACCTATGACCGCGCCTTCGGCCAGGTCTTGTGCCGACTCCACAACGGCTGATGTTTCGCTTGCCGGAGTTTGGTCGTTGCGTTGGCGAGATGCGATGCGCGTGTTTCGTCGCAAGCGACCCGGCCGCCGGGCATGCGTTACGTTGCCGCCGGTTAATTCTGTCTCGGTTCGGCGTTGCTGGGAGATACTGGTGCGATGCTCAGCACGCGATGGTTGTGTTGCATCAGCGGGTGAAGCGTATGCAGGCGCCATGCCGAAGAGGAGCGATGCGATAACCCCCTGAATCACATTACAACGAATAGATCTTGGTTGTTTTCGCCGCCTGATCAGGCCCACGATTCGCTCAAGGTCAAAGACTGTCTTCCTAGTCTGAACGAGCATCCAAACCCCTTTGCAAGGCCAGCCGGGCCGGCTTTTCCGGACACCGAATTTTATAAAGCCGGACACGCTATTGAAGAACAAGCCCCTAGCTTGAGGATTTTCGAACCTTGGTCAAGCCCCCGGATTATCTAACGTGGAGACGGTTTGTTTTATCCGGCATTTATACAGGCAAAGATGCCGAAAAACACTCAGGTTTTTTCAAACTTCGGCTGGCCGAAGTGGTGGACGTTACGATAGCGCTATCGTTTAGCGATGTTGATATCCGCGTGGTCAAAACGCCTGCGTTACAAATCTGTCGCGTTGCAGCATAAACGGCTGGCGAAGAGGTTCGTGATGCGGGATGGGGTGGCACAAGACGGATTTGCTGGGAAGCAATTGGGCTGAGATAAGAAAATTATCTGCAAATATGAAAAAATGCTTCCCACATACCCCAAATAATCCTATAAGTTTGGATATGATGACGCCCTAGCCACCGTGGCGCGGGTTGTTTTGTTGTCCTGCTGACAGGAGGGCACGTTGTGGCTGACGATGTTCCGTCCACCCCACTTTCGGTTTTGTTGCGGGTTATGCGGGAGAAGTGGCTGTCGGGTGACCATGACGGGGCGGCCGTTCTCGCTCGTGCGGCTGCTCCGTACATGCACTCACGCAAGACATCAAATTCTCACATCGATACAACCGTAAAGGAATTACACCGTCTCACCGATGCCGAGCTCGAACGACTTATGGCCGCTCATGCAGGAGGAGAGCGAGCTCCGCCAACAGATACGGACATCGCTGGCAGCGTGGAGTAGATTTGCGCTGACTCCGGCTGGTCTTTCGCCAGCGCGACACCACTTAAAGTTGATTTTCGAGCTTGAAGCTGTCGCCAGAGGCGAGGTTGACCGGTTGCTGGTGCTTATGCCACCTGGCGCTGCAAAATCCTCCTACGCTTCGGTCTTGTTTCCGGCTTGGTGGTTTACTCAGCACCCGATGAGTTCGGTGCTGGGCGCTTCCCACACGGCGGGTCTGGCCGCACATTTTTCACGCCAGACGCGCAATTTGGTCGCCGAGCACGGGCCTATGTTGGGTTATCAACTTGCGATTGATAGACGCACAGCGGCCAGTTGGCGAATCATGCCGGGCGGCAATTATCACAGCGCCGGTGTGCGTGGGCCGATTGTTGGGCGTAGAGCCGACCTGGTTATTATTGACGATCCGCTGAAATCGCAGGCGGAAGCTGACAGCCCGCTTTATCGAGATCATGTCTGGAGTTGGTACCGCTCGGACTTGATTCCGCGCTTGAAGCCCCAAGGGCGCATTGCGGTGATCATGACACGCTGGCACGAGGATGATTTTGCCGGGCGCTTGCTCAATGAGCAGGGCTCTTGGCGGTGCCTGTGTTTGCCGGCGCTGGCATTGGAGGATGACCCGATAGGTCGGGCGCCCGGTGAAGCGCTATGGCCTGAATGGGAGAGTGAAGCGGCCTTGTTACGCAAGCGTGACTCTATTGGGGAACGCGCTTGGTCGGCGCTGTTTCAGCAGGACCCGAGGCCCTCGCTATCGGCGTTGTTTCGTATTGACCGCATTGGTGTGATGGATACGGCGCCTGCACCGGATGGGCCGGCGGTGCGGGCCTGGGATTTAGCGGCGAGTTATGCCGGGCGTGGGAACGACCCGGACTGGACCGTAGGTTTAAAGCTGATGCGTACGGCAGCCGGGCAATTTGTTATACTTGACGTCAGACGGTTTCGCAGCGGACCGCATGACGTTGAAGCAGCCATTTTAGAAGCCGCACGGCTGGACGGTGTCAACGTCGCGATTGGGCTGCCGCAAGACCCGGGCCAGGCGGGGCGCGCCCAAGTGTTTTACCTGACCAACAAACTTGCCGGGTATCGGGTGGTTGGTTCACCGGAAACGGGCTCGAAGACCACACGCGCGATGTTGGTCGCTTCTCAGGTAGGAGCAGGAAATTTATTTATCGTACGAGCATCTTGGAATGCAGCGCTGCTGGACGAGTTGCAAGGATTTCCCACCGGAAGCAAGGACGATCAAGTCGATGCGCTGAGCCGTGCGTTTGGCATGCTCACAACACATGTGGCACCCGCGCGGATGCTGCGTATGCCCATCCTTGCGCGATAGGACGGAGGCGGCATGTTCGGTAACCTAACGAGCAGAATTCCCCGCGACTACGATTACCCCGACCGCGTATGGACGCTTGATTGTTTACGACGCGTGTTGAACGGGACACTTTATGATGTGCTTCCGTATCAATTTTATCAAGAGCGGCGCGGCGCAAACGGGGAGGGCGATTATATTCCGATCGCCGAACGCCGGCCGTCTGTTCGGTATGGACTATGCCGAATGGTTGTCGAAGATAGTATCGCGCTACTGTTTGGTGAGGGGCGTTTTCCGACCATAGATGCCAATGATATTGCTACGAACGCTGTCATTGGTGACATTATCAAAGAAACTCTACTCAATCGTGTCATGCTTGAGGCAGCCCTACGTGGCTCGATTGGCTCTGTCGTTATTCTGCTGCAAGTCTTTCAGGGACGACTGTTTTTCGAAGTGATGGACACCTTGTATCTCACACCTGAGTGGCAACGCGAGGCGCCGGATACGCTTTTGCACGTTACCGAAAAGCGTAAGGTAAAGGGTGCGCTGCTGCGCGAGCAGGGATACGACATCGCCGACACTGCACTGCTTTATGATTTTTGGTTTGCCCGGCGTTGGGATGCGGACCTGGAAACGTGGTTTCTTCCCTGGAAGGTCGGTGATGTTGCAAATGCTATGCAGCAAGACCCAGAACGGTCAGTCGCGCATCGGCTTGGTTTTGTGCCAATGGTCTGGATCCGCAACCTTCCTGGCGGTGAGGGCCCGGATGGTGCCTCAACTTTTCGTGCAGCGGTTGATACGAGCGTCGAGATTGACTACCAACTTTCGCAGGCTGGGCGTGGTTTAAAGTACAGTTCGGATCCAACTCTGCTTTTGAAGGAACCAGCGACATCCGATGCGAGCCTGGTTCGCTCCAGCAGTAGCGCCATTATCGTGAGCGCCGATGGTGATGCAAAACTTTTGGAGATTAGCGGCACAGCCTCCTCGGCGGTGATTGACTATGTGCGGACACTCCGCGAGATGGCGCTTGAAAGTATACACGGTAATCGGAGCAACGCGGATAAAATTTCTGCAGCACAATCTGGTCGCGCCATGGAATTATTATTTGCGCCGCTTATCAGCCTCGCTGATAATCTCAGGGTCAGTTACGGCGAGGATGCCTTGCTCAAACTTATGTGGATGGTTGCAAAGGCCTCGCACCGTTATTCACTGAAGGTGTTTGGCAAAGCCATCTCACCGATATCTTTAGACCTGCGGTTTTCACTGAAATGGGGCTCTTGGTTCAGCCTAACGTTGGCGGATAAGACGCAGCAAGCGCAGGCCGTGGCGACAGCTATTGCAGCGGGCGTCATGAGTCGTGCGACGGCGGTCAAAGAGCTGGCTTCGATTTACGACGTGGAGGACATTGCCCTGGAGCTACAGCGTATCGCCGCGGAACAGGGGATAAACTCGCAAGCCAGTAATAAGTCATAGTTAGAGTGTGTACAGACCCGGCAGTTCTTTTTGTTAATTGGATTTGCACGGCCCCGATCGACGATCGGTTTGAATTTTTATACTGATCCGGGTGTCCCGTCATGTGTAATTCTTCTTTAGAGGATAAATTTTTGCGGAGAGTAAGTTCCGTGCATTGCCTCTTCAAACACCTCTAACCCAGGAGAACCTGATGACTGAGCCAAATGAGTTGCTCACGGAGACGCCAGACAACGATTTGCCTGCCGATATCGCCGGACCGACGCGCGAGCCATCGGCCTATGAGAAGAAGCTTCGAGCGGAAGCACGCCAGCATCGTCTGCGTGCGGTGGAAGCCGAGCGGCTGCGCGACGAAGCGGTTTTGGCAGCCCGGCAAGAAGGTGAGCAGAAACTTGCAGCCCTGCAGACTAAGACGAACGAACGGCTTGTACGAGCGGAGCTGAAGGCGCACGCGATAAAAGCCGGAATCGTTGATCTCGATGGGCTGCAGCTGCTCGACGTGAGCGGTGTCAAGTTCAATGACGCAGGTGAGGTTGAGGGAGCCGAGGCACTTATCGGGAAACTGCGCACGGCTAAGCCCTGGTTATTTGGGCAGGGTTCAAGCAGCAGCGGTGCAAAAGCGCCGGCCGAACAAGATGTCAAGTTCAAGCATGCGAAGGAAATGTCACTTGATGAGTGGAAGAACGCAAGAGCGGAAATTCTCCGCCGTCGGTGACTTTTGGTCCCACGCGAAGGTTGATCCCACGTCGCGTACGCACCGATTGTAACTTTCACGCTCGATCGCACGACGTTCTCACCGGCTTGGCCCAGGGTTAGAATGTGCTTGGTTTGACGAGACATGACTTTGGCCAAGGCCAGTCTAGGCGTGTTTCGTAGAGGCCGTAGAAACCTGACAGGCCCGGGGAACCGGGTTGTCTTTTTGCCTATCGGGGCCAGACGCCCAGGGGCTCTCAGCTATGAGAGGGGACCCGAATGGGCATCAGCAATTTTCCGACCGCACTCCAGGGCATCATTCAGCAGGGCTTCCTGGAACGCGAATTCGAGACCGCTCTGCGCTCACGCCTTGGCTATCGAGCCATTGCTGACCGGGAAATTTTCTCGATTGGCATTGGTGAGACGTTGACCAAGACCCGACCTGGTTTGAAGCCAAGCGTCACCTCGCCACTTAACGCGGCAACCAACACAAACCTGGATAACGGGCTTACACCCACGTATGAGTCTATCGAGCAGTATACGATTTCCATCAATCAATACGCTGCTACGACGGACCTCAACACCGTTACCAGTCGGGTTGGCATTGATGGGCAGTTTCTGCTTAACGCTTCCATCAATGGCGAGCAAGCTGCCCGGAGCCTCGATGAGATCGCGCGGAACGCACTATTTGGGGCGTATTTCGGTGGCAATACAAGGGTGACTGTTGCCCTCGCTGCGTCTGGGCCAACTGTGTCGGTCGATGATGTCCGGGGCTTTCAATACGTCCCTGGTTTTGGTGGCGTCGGGTCGCTGGTGGGTGGCGCGCCGTCTCCCACCATGGTTGCTGTATCAGCAACCTCGCCACTGACGGTCACTATTGGCGCGAACCCCTATGTTTTGGTCGCGGTTGCAGTCGACACGAATAACGTTTCGACGACACCGGGCGGCCAATCTGGTTCGTTGACGTTCTCGGCAAGCGTCAGTGTTTCGGATGCCACACTGGGAAGTACGGTGCAGGCAGCGAATTCGAGCGTGATAGTGCGTCCAAATGGTCGCAGCAACAGCGCTTATCTACAGTCGACAGATACTTTGGCAATGTCAAACTTGCTTGATGCGGTTGCTAAACTTCGCCAGAATGCGGTTCCCGACATTGAGGGGGTTTATAACTGCTATCTGGACCCCGTCTCGGCACGGCAGCTGTTCTCTGATCCTGACTTCAAACAGTTATTTCAGGGGGCGACATCGGCGAACTCCGTTTTCCGCCAGGGCATGACGAATGACTTCCTGGGTCTTCGCTTTATGCCGACCACCGAAGCCTATGTGCAGCAGCATCCGTACATCTCCAATCTTAATATTCGCCGTCCTATTATTTGTGGTCAGGGCGCGTTGATCGAAGGCGATTATGAAGGCATGACCGCCAGCAACGTGGCGCCGGCGGATAGCATTGTCTCCATGGTCGATGGTGTTGCGATGGTCACGCGCGAACCCTTGGATCGGTTGCAGCAAATTATTGCGCAGTCCTGGTATTGGATTGGCGGCTTCTGTGTGCCGACAGATATTACAACCAACACAAGTACCATCCCGACGGCGACGAATTCCGCCTATAAGCGCGCCGTCATGATTGAGCATGTTGGATAAGTGGCATCATCATGGCTACCGAAGATAACACGCCATCGGATTCGCCCGGGTCAGCGCTGCCGGCCTTACCGTCATCGTTGCAGAATTTTCTTGCTAACCAGGACTTCACCCTGTTTTGGCGTGGATGCACGCTCAGTTACCGAAACGGGCACCGTTATGTGGTGGAGGCTGGCCTCAAGGCAGCCATTGTGGCTGCAGACGTTGCCGTCGTATGGGAGCCATGACATGAATTTGGTTTGCCCAAATCGTCCCGAGGGGCGTCGTGCTTCAAGACCCTGGTGGTCGCTATGAGCACCGGGAGCCTGTTGCCGTTTCAGCTTAGCGGTAGTGTTACGATCGCGGCCGTGAGTACAGGCAGCACAACTGCGACTTTGCCAACCTATGGCGACGTCATTGTTGTTAGCAACCTCAATAATGCCCCTGTCTACATTGCGCTCGGTCAGCCGGCAGATATTGGTGGGGCCAACAGTATTGTGATCCTGCCGATGCAGAAGCGGGTGTTGAACACAAACGCGTTTGTAAAAATCGTCAGTGCCATACTTACGGCCGGTAGTGGAAACGTAGTCTTTGAGGTTGGTGTCGGCACGGTATTCTCATGAGCGTCGTGCCTGAAAACGTAACGGTTCTACCGGATGGTTCGACTGTTCCTGTTGTCGCCATTGCGGGAACAGTCGCACTTTCCACTTCCGTTGCAGTCAATAATTTTCCGGAGACTCAAGCGGTCACCGGAACCGTTGCGATTTCAAACCTAGATATATCTGGCTCTTCTGTATCCTCTGGTCCGCTGACAATTGCAAACTTCCCGACGACACAGCTTGTCGCCGGCACGGTTGGCGTTGTTCTGCCATCTTTGGTTGCAGGCTCTGCGAGCATTGGCAATGTCGGTATTGTTGGAACGCCGACCGTGGCACTGTACGGCACGGTACCGATTGCTGGGACAGTCGGGGTTGTCTTACCGTCGCTTGTTGCGGGTTCTGCCAGCATCGGCAATGTTGGCATTCTCGGCACGTCCACCGTCGCTGGCACGCTTGCGGTTAGCAACTTTCCAGCGACACAGGCGGTGTTCGGAACGCTGGCTGTTTCGGCGTTGCCGGCGCTGCCACCCGGGATCAACACGATCGGGTCTGTCGGCATTGTCGGAACGGTGCCGGTTTCGGGTATATTTACGCCGAGCGGCACGCAGACAGTTTCAGGCACCGTTGCTCTGGGAGTGTCGCTACCTTCTGGCACGAACAACATCGGAACAGTCACGACCACGGGCACGGTGACGGTCGGCAACACGATCTTGCCGATTTCTGTTATCTCCGGCGCGCTAACGAGCATTAGCAACACCGTCACGGTGAGCGTTGGTGGCTCGGTGCTTGCTGATGCATCGGCCAACGCGGCAGCAGTACCAATCAACGGCTATGTGTTGCTCAGCACCTTGGCGGCGTCGAGCGTTCGTGGAGAAATCGAGTGCCAGAACCAAGATACATCCTATGTGCAGCTTGTGCTGGATGACGGGAGCGGCACAGCCGGGAAGATTTCGACCGTCATGCTGGCGCCAGCGGCCGCGACCGGGCAGCAAGGTGGCTCCTGGGTTAGTCAGTCCTTTAAGGGTCGGGCACGCGCCTATGGCCCTTCAAGCACCCAGCGCGTCATGTTGAGGGGGGGATAAGGTGGCCGCATCTCTCCCTCCCTTTCAGATCGCTAATACCGGCACTGTCACGAGCCTTACGGCTTCCGCCGGAGTGGCGGTCACGACCGGCGGGCAAAACGCCCAGATCAGCGTCAAAAATCTCGCCGCTTCGCTCAATACAATTTATAGCGGCGCCCTTACCATTGTCTCACAGCCCTCGACCAACCAAATATTTCAGCGCGCCACCACGACAGGTGGTAGCACGGCCGGTGCGACAATATCCGGTGTAAGTCTCGGCGCTGGCGTGGTCTCGTTCAGCTTAACCCTGACCGGGTCCGCATCAGTTCTCCAGTATCAACTTGTCAGCGCGTCCAACCCTTCAACGGTCATTCTGCCGTGGACGAGCTTTGCCGCGAGCGTGCTGGCGGGCGCGTCGCAGACGTTCTCGATATCGATTCCGGCGAGCCTCAATTGGTATCTGATTCAGTTTCAGGCAAACGGTGACAGCACCAGCATCGTGACCTCCACCAATTCATTCGCAGTCGGGGAGTTGGTGGCGTTCAGCGGGCAATCGCTCGCGGTTTGCATGGTGTCGAACTTGTTCACCGGCGATACCGCGACAATTGCCAGTTTGGCAGGATCGATTTACGGCGGTGGCATTAGCCCTTATGGCGTTGTGCTGGCGGCGTATAACGGCTCCAACGGCGGCGGCGTCAACAGCGCTAATCAGGGTGCAACGGCGGCGCCTTCTATCAACTGGAACAGTGGCAACCCGCCTTGGCTGTTCCCGGTCTCCGCCGCGTCTTACACGACGGCGCCTATGAATAGCACGTTCGCGGTGCAGTTTCTTAACCGGATCATCGCCTATTGGGGCGTGCCCTGCGGCTTGGTCGGGTACGCGATCGGCAACACGACGATTGCGCAATGGGTGCCGACCTATAGCGGGTTCTCGGCCAATAATGTGCCGAACGAGAATAATTACTATGCTCTGAAAACCATCCTGAGCCTCGCGGGAAGCTTCCGTGCAATGCTATGGATGCAGGGGCATAGCGACGCCTCATTGAATTCTGCGACCTACACAGAGCCGGGCGGACAGGGCAACCAGAACGCGCAGCTGGCGGCTGCTTATGCGTCCATCGTGACAGGCGGGCTGGTGCCACTTTTTACGGCGCTGCGCAGCGCCTACGCGTTCAACGGTTCTAATTTTAACCTGGTGCTTTCAAGCATCCCCTCCTATCCGTCGGTTGGGAGCGCGGCGAAACAACCGATTGAAATCGTCCGGCAATGCTACCTCGCCTACGCGACGCTGGTTAGCGCGCCATATGTGGATGGGCACGACATTGCCATGTATGTCAGCGGTGGACAGATCGGGCTGCATCCCAGCCAGGCCGGCTGTATCACGATGGCAGACCACTTCTATCGTGCATATCTTCATGCGGTGGCGCCAAACAGCACCAACATCGGGGACCAAGGGCCGTATATCGGCAGCGCCACGCGGCTGTTCGGCAGCAACAACATCGGCTTGTCAGTCACGCAAGCCAATAATGGCACTTTGACCGCCGTTGGAACCATTGCTTCGCTGTTCCAGGTGTTCCCAACCGGTGATTCAAATTACTACGGTGTGACCGATAGCAACCCTGGTGGGAGCGTTCCCAGCACCTACACAGTCACGGGTGCGACGATCGTCAACGCGGGCAGCATCAACATCGGGATTTCTCCTACGCCAAACGATAGCACCTCGCCGGTTTCCTTGGATGTGTGGTTTCAGCGGCCCTTCGACGGCACCACCGAGCTGGCGGCGGCCATCTATGACGGCGTAACGGGCGACGGACTGCCGAACGGGCGGCTGATGTGGTCCATGGCGCCGAACCCGTCCAACAGCGCCATGGCGGTCGTCACTGCTTCCGGCCCGACGCTTTCCTTATCGGTGCAGAACGTCAATGCCAGCTACAATCCCAATACTGCAATCGCGGTCAGCGGCGGCTACCAGAACGGCACGCCGACCGGGTTCACCTATTATTTCACGTCCGGGGGGTCGAACACCGCCATTACCACAGTGACCGGTGCGACGATCCAAGGCAACGCCTACAGCTTCACCGCGCTGGCTCCAACTGTGACCGGCACCTATACACTGACCGTCACAGCGGTGGGCACGACAGCCAGCGCAACCACAAGTGCGACATTTACCGTTCTGAGCAACACCATCAGCGTCAACGCCATCTCGACACAGACCATCGCAAGTGCAGGAACCATCACGAGCGCCATTACGGTGAGCGGCGGATGGAGCGTTTATCCTCCCACCACGCTGGACTACCAGACGGACGATGCAACCTGGCCGGTGGCAACATCCTCAACGATTAGCAGCGGCGGAACGGTAGGGACCTATTCGTTCGTCACCAGCGCCGGCCTGTATGCCGGAGAATATGCGGTGTCGGTCAAGGATCAGACCACTGGATCGAGTGGCAGCAGCGGCGCATTCGCGGTGGTCAACACGGGGACCACGACTGGCACCAACGTTCCACTTCCGACGCTGAGCACATCCAGTTGGACGCCGGTGCTGCACCTCGATGCTGCGAACATTGCCGGGACCATGTTTCAGGGCTCTGGGACCAGCAGCCCGCAGGCCATCAACGGCTCCAAGGTTGGGTTCTTCCAGGACAGCTACGGCAACCAATACAGTCAAACAAATACGACGCAACAACCGATATATCAGACAAACGTCAAAAACGGAATGCCCGGACTGCGGTTCATCGGGTCTCAATACCAATGGCTCAACGCGGTATCGACCACGCTTGGCAACACCTTGCTAACGAACACCAATCAAGGTCTTGGCATTCTGCTGGTCGTGACATTCAACAGCGGCGTTACGGCTGCGAATGGCAATATGGTGCCAGTGAGTTGGGGAAATTCATCCGTTTTCATCTCTCAACACCTTGATCCGCTTTTTGTCGCAAACACTGCTGGCAACATGATCTTCACGTTCTCGGGCACTGGCTATCAGAATTTCAACATGTCCGGAACATCGACGCTGGTGGTTGGGAACCTCAATAAATGGGTGGCACGGAACCAGATTGTTTCATCCGGGACGTATGGGGATTATATCCTATGGAATAATGGTGGCACGACGTATTCGGAAAATGGTCCATATACGATCCCAACGTCCCAATTTGGGTCCGCGACATACAACTACGGCGCCATCGGCGGAAGTCTGGACGCCGGCGCTGCGACGGGCGGGACGAATGCTATTAACTATCCGTTTGACGGTTGGATACATGAGATATTGGTCTACACCCATCCGATCTTGAGCGCGGACAGTTCGGCCTTGGTTACATACGCCACAAGCAAGTGGGGGAACTGATGAGCGGCACGGCAACAGCGCTGGCGGATGCAGACAAAGTCGACACACGTCGCTTCTGTGGGTATCCAGCCTTTGGCGCGGAACCTGGCGGATTTACCGGGTGGCGCTTCTTTCAGGCCTATGGGCTGCTGGAATTTCGCATGAATAACCTGTCATCCAGTGAGGTCGCGGTTGTTCAGGGCTATCTAACCACTTTGCGGAGTCTGGAAAGCGGCGTGCCGAATTCAGCCGCGAATCTCGATACCGAAAGTGCCGCTGTTTGGACGCATAATCCTAATGAAGTGCGCGACCGCACTTCGCTGTTTGATGACTGGCGTGGGCGCCTATGTGCCTTTCTTGGCGTGCCTCCCGGGCCGGGGCTTTCAACGGGCACAATACGCGTGGTGGTTTAATGGTCGACTTAACCACCATCGAAGAGAAAATAAACTTTGGCTCGGGTATTGCGGCACGGGTCATTGGGCAGGCTGTGACACAGTACCGGGCACAAAATATACAGTCGCCTTTGGATATCTCTGGTTATGTTGCTATTTTTTACGCTGCATTCGATTCCGACCCCCTCTTAACGTTAAAAAAACCCATCAAAGTTGGCCGCGATGTGTTCTACATGATCGCCAATACCTCCACCCTTGCTGTGGGGGACTATATTGTTGGTCCAGAGGGTACATTTTTTGTGGCTTCGTTGGAGCCGATGCGGCCACCGGTGGTTATTCGGACAAATGCCGTGTTATCCCTTGTAAGGCCGCAATCAACTTCAGTCGCAGGGTTGGGGCCACCGGGTGCTGACAGCGCCAGCACGGAAACCACCGTTTTTTCCGGCTGGCCAGCATCTGTCTTAATGACAGGAAGAGGCGGCCAGGGGGATGTGAATTTGCCGGGGGATATCGGTATGGGCGGGTGGCAAATATTGCTGCCGGCGTTGTTTGGTATCGAGATCCGCGGTTCCGATATATTGGTTGAGGCAACCGGCCTGAGGCGCGTCGTGAGTGCAGCAGAATTAAGCAGCATGGGTTGGCGCATTGACGTCGTGCAGGAAACTGCCTGATGGCGGATATCGCCGATGTCTTGGAAAGTCTAGCCGCTGTTGTTGCTACCGCGCTCTATCCAAATGGTGCCCTCGACAGCAACGGCCAGGCGCTTCCCTCGGTCGCGGGTGCTATTGTTAAAGTAATGCGCGGGACTCCATTCGCCAAGCAACTCGATGATGATTTGCGTGCCGGCACAGTGAACATCTCAATCAATCAGCGCTTGGGTGTTGGGCGAACGACCACGCGCTTGCCGTTGGAATGGTCCACTCAATCCATTCAGACCCCGACGATGACCGTCATGGTCACTACCGACATCATAACGCTTTCTGGAACAATCACACCAAACCAGGGTGTGCTACTTATTGTCGACGGTCAGCCCTATGCCTATGTCGCGGCGGCTTCTGACACTTTGAGTTCAGTGGCTACGGCCCTTGCCAGTGCTATTCAGTTAGATCGACCGGTGCAGGCGGTGGGGCCGAGTTTGACCATTCCGGGCGTGCGCACAATAACGGTGCGGCAAATCGTGCAGGGCGTCGCGATACGTCCGACACGTCAGCAGATTGCGGGCCTAATGGTCAAAATATATGCACCGAGTTTTGCGGTGCGCGATACTGTCGCGGCCGTCGTAGACGGTGCGCTCGCCGCCATGTCCCGCATGACGCTGGCAGATGGAAGTGTGGCGATGCTGCGGTCTTCGGGAACTGCCTATGATGACCGTACACAAAAGGCACTGACCTTCGTTCGCTCGCTGTTCTATCAGGCTGAGTATTCAACAACCCAAACTGAAGTTGAAACAGCGGTTGCCGTGGTTGAGGGTATTTTGAGCCCGCGCGCTATTGGGGGCGGTGTGGGGCCGGTCGTTATTGTGACGGACGCGCATACGATGCGACCGCCGGCGCCGTCAGATATCAATGTCGTCCTGCAGTCCGGTTCAGTGTTGGTCGACCCTTATGGTAACCCTGAGGTTGAGATATGAGCGCCACAACGGTGCCTCTGGCACAGTTTGCCCAACAACTTGCGTTGGCGGGTGCTGGTTCGGACATCTCCTATTGGGCGGCGACCGTGCCGGCCGGTGGCACGCAGCGGACGCTGGCGAGCGCGTTTTCTGATGCGCCGTTTATTGAATGGTTTGGCCAGTGCGGTCTTGGTAATGACGATACAGGTGTATTCACCAAAGCCGTGCAAAGTGGAATTCCGTTTCGCCTCGGACCGAAAACCTATATCGTTAATGGATCTTGGTCTACGCAGAGCGCTCCGTTTTTCCTTGTTCGTGGCTATGCCGGTTTATCTCGTTTGCTGCGAATGGAAGGCGGCGCGACAGGTGCATGGATAGGGCTTGAATGTGCCATCGTTGATGTTGAGGGCGTTATCTTTGACTGCAATGCACCCAGTGTGCTGGCCAATACGTGGAATGTGCTGGTCGATACACCGGTCACGCTTGCTCGGTTCAGTGCATGCGCGTTTCGGAACAATAGTGGCACTCTGGGTCGTGGGCTCGCCATCATCGGTGCGCCGGCGGCACCGGGTGGTACGGCGTATAGCGTCGATACCTGCGAGTTTTCGGGCAACGCTTCAGACGGGTTGGGTATATTTCAGGCGAGCGGCGTTTCAATCACGGGCTGTCGTGCATTCAACAATGATGGTAGCGGAATTGGGGTTTCAGTTTTTTCCATCCCGAGTTCCACCAATATTAACCAGACGGCGCTAATTCAGGGAAACAGATGTTGGAACAACACGCTTGATGGCATCAATCTGGGCACAATCAACCCAGAAAGCGCCAGCCCACCCGTTTATACGCTGGCTCAGCCATCGCTTACGACTGTCTCTGTTTTAGACAATATCATATGGGCCAATGGTTCGTATGGCATTCAATCCTATGGTGATTACCTGGATGTGAGCGGTAACCAGATTACGCAGGTTGCCACGGCGGCGGGTGGGTTGGTCGCCACGGCCCGCTACTCCCGTATATCCCGAAACACGTTGAATGTTCCTGGTGTTTATATCGGGATTGATAGCGGCGGTTGCTATGACTGTGATATCTGTGACAACAGTGTAACTGGCGCCACCATTGGCATAAATCCAGGCGGCTCGCAGCTTGTGACTGTTCGTGGCAATAAACTGCGCGGCTGTAGCATTGGAATGTCGATCTATGACATTGAGGCTGATGGCAACGGGGTGCCGTTCCCAGCCCCAGTGTTTGGGCTCACGATACAGCATAACCTCATTGTTATTGCCGCGGGAGGAACCGGAATTTCAGTGCTCGATGGCGGGGCGGGTATCGCAGTTCTCGACAATAACTTTCTGTCGACCGACAACACCGTGTCACCAAGCCAGGCACTTGCACTCCGCAGCGCCGGCACTTTTTTGCGCGGCAACCTATGGAACGGGACTGATCGCGTTGACCTAAATCCCGACGCACAGGGTGTCCTCGAAATACCAGACGTGTTTGACACAGTTCGGGTTCCACTGGGCGGCGAGGTTATCGACAGCGTGCTACCGGCAAGCGTGGCGACGTCGGGCGGACAGGTCAGCTTCCTGACGGTCACATCCGGCGGGAGTGGCTACACCCAAGCGACCGTCAGTATTGTGGGTGCTGGTGCCGGTGCGCAAGCGACGGCTATGATCTATGGCGGCCAGGTGATAGGTTTTCGGGTAACCAATAATGGCGCCGGATACACGGCCGTTGGCACGACTTGTGTCATAACGGGTGATGGGAGCGGTGCCACCGCCACAGTTGTCGTCGGAAATCCAATACAGCTCAATCGTAGACTGCAAGTTCTGGCAACGGCCGGAGTAACAATGCGGCAAGTAGGGCAGTTGATGACCCAGGCAAATGCTACGCAACGCGATCTTATCCTGGTTGATGACACGGCGCTTGAGTTGGTAGAGACGGGCGGTGTATGGCTTGCTACAGGTTTTTATCCAGCTGCGCTGTTGCAGTCCCAATCTGATGGTTCTGTTACGCTGACCTCGCCATCGGGTGCCTCATTATTTTTGGCGCCTGGTAGCGGTGCAAACTTGTTCGCTGTTGACCTTCCAAGCGTTGCCACCGGGTTAACGACCGGTGCGATTTGGCGTAATGGTAACGTTTTGAACATCGTTTAGAAAAGGGAATGATCGGCGCTGAATGGGCTGGGCCGCTTTTTCGGAATAACCAGGTCTGTCATGCGATGTGGCTCCGCAAGCGCAGCGGTAACGTGAAGATATGAGTAGCGCCAATGGCCGACTGTTCGGCCGCCGCGAACGAACACCCTGATAATTTGGATGGCAAGATATCCCGCGCGCTGGCCATCGGCGCGGTTCTGACCAGGAGTAAGAGGCATGTACCACCTCGTTGTGCGGAGCGCCTTTGACGGGCACCGCAAGGGCGATTTGATCACTGAACCGCTTATTGTCGCCGCCATTCTTGCCGATCCGCATAAGGCTGGCAGCGTGGTGAAGGTGGCAGCACCCGATAATGCGCCCGTGGTGACGGAGCCCCAGGCATGACTATTTTTACACTCGGCAGCACCAATACGGCTGCGCTGTCAGTACCGGGCAATTATGTCGCAATCGTACCCCCGCAGATTACTTACATCAATGGCGTGCCGACTGGCACGTTGGGGGTGGTAGGATCTGCCGCATTTGGCCCGGTGGGCAACCCGACAGTGATTGGAACATATTCAGAATATGCGCAAAGTTTTGGCAATTTGCAGGCTCGCACGTACGACATGGGCACAGCGGTTGCGATTGCGGTACAACAGGGGTGTAACAGTTTTCAATGCGTCCGGGTGACGGATGGCACCGATGTGGCGGCAACGATGTCGATTATCGTTGGCTCCGTCGAGAATTTTTATAACCTTGTTGGCGGTTCAGGCTATACCAGTGCCCCGACACTGACGATTTCAGGTGGCGGCGGTAGTGGCGCGACGGCGGCCTGTACAACTGTCGGCGGCGTGATAACGAACATATATGTGACCGCTGGTGGCGCCGGTTATACCAGTAACCCAATACTGACGATTACGGGTGGTGGTGGGTCCGGGGCGAGCGCATCCGTGGCCATTGGTGCGCTGACACTAACAGGAAAATACACAGGTTCGGCGCTGAATGGCGCGAGTGCTTCGCTGCAGACGGGCAGTGCGGCCAATTCGTGGAAGTTGGTGATCACCTCGCCCCTGTTGGGGACACCGGAAGTGTTCGACAATATCGTCGCGCCCACCGGGCAGGCGATTTGGTCTGCCCTTGCGGCAGTTGTCAACAACGGAACCAGCCAGCGCGGTCCATCGGCCTTATTTATTGCGAGCAACCCCGGCGGAACGGGCGGGCCATTACTCGGCGTGACGTACACCGCGACGGGTGGAACGGATGGCGCGGGCGGTGTCAACACGACAAGCTTGCTTGGCACCGACGGAACCTCCCGTTCGGGCATGTATGCTCTGCGGCAAACCGGCACCTCCGTCGCGATGTTAGCGGACTGTGCCGACAGCACATCTTGGAGCACACAGGTTTCGTTTGGACTATCTGAGGGCATCTACATGGTGGACTGTTTTCCTGCCGGGGAAAACGTGTCGACTGCAGCGGCGGCGAAGGTCATTGCGGGTATCGATACCTATGCCATGAAGCTGTTGCATGGCGACTGGATTTATTGGAATGATACCACTAATGGCTATGTTCGCCTCGTCTCCCCGCAAGCATTTTCCGCGGGCCTACTTGCCAACCTATCGCCCGAGCAGAGCACGCTCAACAAGCAGGTGCAGGCAGTTGTTGGCACGCAGAAAAGCTACGCGAATGCGGTCTATTCCGCGGCGGACCTGCAGGTCCTTGCGTCGGCTGGCATTGATGTCATTGCCAATCCCTGTCCAGGTGGGGCGTATTTTGGGGCAAATATCGGCCGAAACGCGTCAAGCAATGCCGTTATACACGGCGATAATTATACGAGACTGACAAATTTCATCGCGGCCACAATCAATGCCTGGATGGGGCAGGTGGTGGGCTTGCTGCAGAACCCAACAACGCGCCGACAAGCTTTTTCGTTGCTGGATCAGTTTTTCTTTACGCTTTGGGGCCAGGGGTTGATTGGCAACGCCGATGGGACGCAACCGTATAGCCTTGTATTGGATGACACCAACAACCCGCCAGCCCGCGTCGCGCTGGGTTATATGCAGGCCAACGTGCAAGTGCAGTATCAAAGCGTGATCGAATACATGCTCACGGAGATAGAGGGCGGGCAGAGTGTGCAGATTACGCGCCAGGCGGTTGCGCCGGCGCTTTCGACCTAATGAGGGAGGTCTGGAATGCCGATTAATAGTTTAAGCGTCGGTCGGGACGTGGTGCTCGATATAATTGACCCGTTGAATGGCGGCATCTTGGCTTGGGCCTCCATCACGGCATTTCAATCAAGACAGCAAACGAAGCGACTGCAGTCGATAGGACTTGATGGAACCAACAATTTTGCGGAAATCCCGCAAGGTTGGGATGTCTCTTTTAGCCTCGACCGTAGTTCATCAAGCGTAGATGACTATTTTGCCAAAGTCGAAGACGGTTATTTTACAGGTTTGAATTATGTGGGCGTCCTTGTTACTGAGACAATTTCTGAGGTAGACGGATCTACGTCGCAATACCGGTATGAAAATCTGGCACTTCGGTTGGCCGATGCCGGTGTAAAGTCGGGCGATAATTTGGTGAAAATGAAGATTGAGGGCATCGCCAGCCGTCGGCGAAAGGTGACCTAGTGGCAACCATAAAGTTTCACGAGTCGGACGGGGCGGCCCGGACGTCGTTCGGTGAGTTGCCTGACGGGCATTTTGAAATTGAAACAGAGGATGGGCGGTGCATCCGGTCCAAGCCGGCTCTGAAGGTGCGTGAGGAGATGGCGCTCTCAGAATGTATTGCGGCGGATACGCGCCTTAATCCAGTGTGGGTGTTGTGGGCAACTGTAGCATGTTGTGTGACCCATATCGATGGCGAAGCGGTTCGCATGCCGACCAGCAAACTGCAGGTCGAAGCGTTGGTCGATCGCATTGGTGACGAAGCTATGCGGACCCTGCTGGTGCGCTATCGCAGCAACTGCGAGGTGCGTGAAGTGCGGGTGTTGGCGCGCGCAAAAAACTAGCAGGGCACCCCGGTTTTCGGGCGGCTTTGTACCTCGTGTCGTGCGGGGTGCCCTATGACACAGCATTTGACATGGACCCTGCGGAACAATGGGCGGCGTGTGTTGTCTTTGGAGAGCTGGGGGTTGGCGTTCGAACAAGGGTGCGGTTCGACTGGAACACGCGGTGCTGGGACGGGAATGAGCAAGAGTAAGAAGTCTCTCAGCGAGCTGGCCGCGATGTTTGCTCGTGCCGCAGAGGCCATCGAATCTGCGCGTGAGTCGGCCCTCACGGAGGCCGCGGAGCGCCTGGGTGTGGAGGTCGTAGCGGAGTTGCGAGCCCGCGCTCGCCGAGAGGGTGAGATGATGCCAGGTTTGTTGAATGCGCTGGCAGAAGGGGTCGAGACGAAGGTTGAACAGCGTGCTGTTGTTGGGCTTGGGCACGCTGCGCTGCCGCCGCACGAACTTTCACAAGCACTGCACTTGGAGTTGGGTGGTCACGATGCCCCGGGGGTGTTTGGGCCGGTTGCGTCGCGCCACGCTCAGGACATTATCGATGGCCTACGGCGGCGGCTGACAGAAACGCTTGCGGCTCAGTTCGAATCTGGGGAGCCCAGACTTTGATCGAAGCTTTTGAAATTGGAGTCTCGCTTGCGCTCGAGACAGACGAGGCGCGAACGGCACTGGCTGAAATGGCGCGACAAGTATCAACGCTCGATCGAGATTTGTCCCAGTTCCAATCTCGCATGCGAGATACGTCTAGGCCCCTCACCGAACACTTGACGACATCGGTGCTCTCAAACGGTCAGCATGACGGGGCAAGCCCAGGGTATAAGGGTGACTCTCAAGGTTCCTTTGGCAGCGAAGAGTCGTCGGTTCCCGCGTTGCAGTCGGGGGCGGAGGCTACAGGGCTGGCATGGAACGCCGCGTCGCGACTGCGCGACGATACGCAACCTCGTTCGGCGCCTGATCACGGTGGCTCCGCCTGGTTGGGACACACGGGTGCTCAAGATGCGTCATCTGGTACGTCGATGATGCCGACCACCCAAGGTGTGTTGGAGCGCGGTGATGCAGGCTCGACGCAGAGCAGCCCGACGGCTGCGGATTTTGCGGCTCTCGTCGAGGCCCTGAAGGGCGCTCCTGATGACGGTCCTGCAACTCTGCGAACGGATGATAGCACGGGTTTGGGGGCCGCTCCCGCCCGAACGGCGGCGCTGGCGGATGGATCGGAGTTTGCACCGCCAAGCACCCGAGCGGCTTTGAGCTTGGCGGTACACCCTGTACCCGCAAGCCGAATTGTCGCGCTGGGGGGTGGCGGCGATCCGGCGTTGAAAGAACTGCAGGCCAGACTTCGGTGGGACAACAATTCCAGCAACCAAATGGCGTTTGACAGCGCTACATCTGGGCGTGGGCCCGATGGCGCGTCGGGCGCTTCCGAGAATACAGATGAGCGAGTTGAGGCCCGGTTCGGTCTGGCGAGAGACGAGTCTCCGTCGTTCAGCATGCTCTCTGGGTTCGTCGCGCCCGCGGCAGCCTCGTCGGTCTCACCCCATGATGTCATCGATGTGCCGGACTATGCTGCCGGTGGTGTCATGTCAGAGTCGGTCTCGTTCGCAACACCCGGTGATGGGGTGTCGGCGTCTGTGCCCACGAGGGCAGCTACGCCCGCCGCCTATCCTGTGCCACCAACTTTCCCGCAGGTGGAGACAACACGAAACCAGACCGGAGAAACTCCGCCTGGCAGCTTGTCAACCCGTGGCTCACAGCAAGCGGCAGCCGCAGATGGCGGTAGCGAATCCAGCGCCGCAATGGTCATTCAAACGGATGTTCATATTGATGGTGATGTGGTGGCTCGGGCCGTGAGTGAGCGTCTGATCTCTTGGCTCAATGGCCCGCTGAGCGGCACTGGCGCATTTGACCCTCGTCGCTCTTATACGCCTGTTGAGTCCTAGACGCGTTGCCCAAGGTGGCTCGCTCGCTTTGGGGTGCAAGGGTTGGTTAGGCGAATGGTAGACACAGTAGTCTCTTTAGGCGGATATACGTTTTCGAGTTGGGGTGTGCCCGAGCGTGTGAACGGTGGTGGGCAGCAGCGGTTGGCTGTTCATCGGTTGATTGGCGGCGGGCGTGTTATTGATGTCATGGGCTGGGACCCGGCTCAGATCCGTTTTTCTGGTCGTCTGCGGGGTGCTTCAGCGACCACTGGAGTGCGTCTTCTTGAGACCTTGGCACGGGTTGGCACCGCGGTTGTCTTTAGTTACTGGAGCAGCCGCTACCAGGTCATAGTGGCGGCCTTCAACTGGCGGTTTGAGCGATACTACGAAGTAACGTATGAACTGACACTTGAAGTTATAGCGGATTTAACGCAGGACGTTTGGCAATCTATCACAGCGAGCTTGGATGACGTGTTTAACGCGGATTTCTCATTGCTTACAGCGGCAGTTGCAACGACCGTTACGCTGCCGATATCGCTCTCATCCATTTCCACGGCGCAGGCACAGATTGGGTTGTTACAAGATGCGACACCTTCGGTAATTGCACCGCTTACCACCGCGGTTTCAGCAAGCAATGCCCAACTGCAGAGCCTTTTGTCGGCGCTGGACGACTCACTGCCCGCTGGTAGCGCGGGTGGCGTGGTAGCAGGCGGTGACCCGGCTGACCTGGCGTCTGGGCTTTTGACGCAAACCATGAGTTATCAACAATTGGCAGCCGCAGTGCAAGGGGTGGGTATTACCTCGCGCATGATAGACAACCTTGAGGCTTCGGTATGAGCACTGGATTGACAATTATTACCGTTGCCGGTGGCAATCTTTTTCGTATTGCTGCTGAACAACTGGGCGACGCGACGCAGTGGAACAGAATTGCTGAGCTGAATGGTCTTTATGATCCATTTTTGCAGGGTATAACAACACTGACGATCCCCCCGGTCAATAGCAACGCGGGAAACGGGGGTATTCTTGTCAGTTCCTGAATCTGGTTCGGTGAGTGGCAAAAGTCGGCAACCGCGGTTAGCGGTTACAGCGAATGGAGCGGTGGTGAGTGAAATCCTCTCAGCATCTGTTCATCGAAATAATTACTTTGCGTCCGATAGTTTTTCGGTGGTTTTTCCGCTCGTCGACGGGATGTTGAGTTGGGCTCAGACGGATTTGTTAGAGATTGATCTTAAAATTGCCCCTGATGTCGGATACGCCCGTAGCATCATTACGGGTCTGGCAGACGAAGTGGCGCTGGATTTTACCAATAGCACTCTGACAATCCGTGGACGTGACTATACTGCACAATTTATCGAGACGAAAACCGCCGAGAAATTTCAGAATCTGACAAGCAGCCAAGTGGTGAGTGTTTTGGCGGCACGGCATGGTTTAAACGCTGAGGTTACAGCTACGACGACCCCCACCGGTAAGTATTATGACGTCGACCATGCGGTGGTGACGAACGAGGTTAGCGAATGGACTTTGTTGACACACCTCGCGGAACGAGAGGGGTTTGATATTTTTTTTGATGGCAAGACGCTCTATTTTCAGCCGGTCGCCGACCCAAGCGTGGATACACCTTACGATATATTTTGTATAACGAGCGGGGACGCGCCGGTTTCTAATGTTGAACGTCTTGCGTTGCATCGAAATCTTACGTTAGCACGCGATGTCATTGTAAAAGTCATCTCCTGGAATCATGAAATGAAATTGCCCATTACGGTCATACGGCGCGCCCAGAAGGTCAAAGGCGGCACTGTTGGCTCATCGCCGCCAACGACCTATGTCTTTCGTGAAGCGGGGCTGACCCAAAGCCAGGCCGAGGCGTTTGCCGAAACCAAGCTTGTCGAACTGACGCAACATGAGCGGCGCCTAGAGTTCGATATACCGGGCGACCTGACTTTGACCCCGCGATCGCTCATCCGACTAAGCGGCACTCAGACAGATTTTGACCAAAACTATTTTGTCTCGCAAATCAACATAAGCTTGAATGCCCAACGCGGGTTCACGATGCGCGTATCCGCCAAGAATGCCAGCCCCCATAAAGTGGTGTACGCGTGATGGAGGGTCTGCGCGATTTGATACAGCGCGAAGTGGAGCGGGCGCTTCGGCGCCGCGGCTGGCCGCGCATTGGTCTGGTCGATAGCTATGACCCGAACCGGCACGCGGTTAAGGTGAAATTTGCCGACGAGGATAAGCTGTCTGGCTGGGTACCAATAGGGTCTGCGTGGACCGGAAACGGCTGGGGTCTGCATATGGCGCCCGTTGTCGGGGCACAGGTCGTCGTTGCGTATCATGACGGTGATACGAATGCTGGGTTTGTCTCTCACCAATTATTTAGTCGAACAGATAATCCGTTAGCCGTGCCGTCGGGCGACATGTGGCTCCAGCATCAAAACGGCAGTGCCATCAAGCTGCACGCCAATGGATTGGTCGAGATTGTGTCAGCAAATGTTCAGATCGGACAATCCGGCGCCACGTTTCATCAGCTTGTGCATGACACTTTCGTTAGTCTATTTAACGCTCATACGCATAGTGGTGTTCTGGCCGGGGGCAGCGTCTCAGGTGCACCTGTACAACAAATCACCCAGGATGAATTAACCCAAAATATTAAGGCAGCCTAGTGGCCGATTTGTATGCGATTTGGCAACAAGATCTGTTGCTGAGTCTGACGGCTGATTTGCAGCTCGCGACCGGGTCGGAAGCTGGTCGGCAACGCGTTTTGCGGCGGTTGCTGACCAATCCAGGAGATTATTTTGCACACCCGACGTATGGGGCCGGATTGCCAGCCAAGGTCGGGTCTCTCGCAAGCGCCGCAGAATTACAGGCGCTGGTTCTGACGCAGATGTTGCAAGAACAAGCAGTGGCGCAGGACCCGCCGCCGAGCGTGACGGTCACTTCCATTCTGAATGGCGTTTCCATATTAGTAACATACACTGATTCCGTAACCGCTGCGCCCGTGACCCTGGGCTTCGATATCAACCAATAGGCGGCCAGATGCGTTCGAGCATCACGACCAGGAGGTCGGTGAAATGAGTCAAACGATTTCGGGGCAGACACAAGGGTTTTCAGCACTTGTGACGAGCCAGGTCGCGGTTATACAAGCAGCAGCGCAGCCAACGGCTCCGCTCGATTTTACCATTGGTTCGATTTTGCGAGCGCTGACGGAAGGCTCGGCCTGGATTGCGCTTTGGTTGCAGGGGCTGATTTTGCAAGTGCTCACTTTGACACGCGCCGCTACCAGCACCGGTAGCGATCTTGATAGCTGGATGAACGACTATTCGCTAACGCGAATTGCCGCTGTTGCGGCCACAGGACAGGTGACCTTTGCACGATATACCCCAACGCAAGTTGCGACCATTCCCTTGGGTGCGCAAGTCACGACGGGGGACGGCAGCCAGATATTTGCCGTTATTGCCGATACCACGCAGGCAGACTGGGTTGCCAGTGCCAATTCATATGAAATTGCTATCGGCGCTGTGAGCGGCCTGGTGACCGTGCAAGCTTTGACAGCGGGGACTGCCGGAAACGTGGCCGCGGGAACAATTTCCATCTTGTCGACACCTATTTCCGGTGTGGACTACGTAACAAATTTGGACGCGCTATCTGGCGGAATCGCCAGCGAAACAGATGCTGCCCTTCGAAGCCGCTTCGCAAACTACATCAACACACGTTCGCTTGCCACCGAAGCTGCGATTGGGTACGCGGTGACGACGGTTGCGGGCGTGGTATCCTACAGCATAACCCAAAATTACGATTATTCAGGCGCATACGCACCCGGTTCGTTTTATGTTGTGTTCGATGACGGTACCGGGAATCCCCCAACGAGTTTGATATCGGCGGTATCGAATGCAGTCGCTGCAAGCGTCGGCGTTGGTATTCGCTTCGGTGTACTCGCACCGGTGAGCATCGGTGCGACCGTGACAGCGACTCTATCTGTCGCGTCAGGTTACAGTCAAAGCACGCTCGCGACGGCAGCCAGTGCGGCGATTATGGCATATATCAATGGGCTTCCAGTTGGCAGCGGCCTTTTTTATAACCGCTTAGCACAGATCGTGTTTGATTCTGGCACCGGCATCACCAATGTGTCGAACCTCCTTCTAAACGGCGGGACAAGTGATATTGCAACCTCACCGCAGCAAGTCATACGCGTAGTGACTGTGACGGTCAGTTAAATGGCAACGGGTGACCAGGCGGACATTGTTGACCGGCTTTATGCTGTTTTACCACCATGGTTTTCAACCGGTGCAACCACAGTGCTTGGCGCCGTTGTGCAAGGACCAGCCTATGTATTTTCGCTCTGTTACGGTTTACTAGCTTTCACCCGTGATCAGACCCGTATCTCGACGGCGACAGGGGGATGGCTAGATCTGATCTCGTATGATTTCTTTGCCCGGGCCCTGTTGCGCCTTTCGGGAGAAGCAGATTCGGCATTTGCATCTCGTATTAAGGCAAATTTGCTGCAACCAGCGGCGACGCGCCCGGCACTCATAGCAACGTTGACTCGTTTGACCGGGCGCGCGCCGACGGTTGTGGACCCATGGCGCCCTGGGGATTGCGGGGCCTATGGCTATGGTGGTTTGGGATATAATACAATTGGGTATTACGGGTCCGTTCAGATGATTGCGCAGTCATTTGTCAGTGCCTATCGCCCGACCGACGGCAGTGTGAGCGATACGACGATTTATGGGGTTATAGCCAGTACTATTCCAGCTGGCACTGTGGCCTGGTCCGAACTGAGCAACTGAGGTAACATGGACCGCAATATAGTCTACCCCGGCAGTATTCCGCAGGATGTCGATATTTTAAGTCCAAATCGCAATGTCATGTTGGCGTTGGGATTTTTGATTCAAGCAACGCTCGGCACGGGCACGGTCGCGGATGGTTTGGCGTGCACGCCAGCCAGTTCGGGGCTTGCTGTTTCGATTGGTGCTGGCAGTCTGACCCAACTTTCCACCGTTGATTCGACGAGCTATGGGTCGCTTGCAGCGGACACGACAGATGCTCTGGTCAAAATGGGCATCAATCTTACCCCAACAACTCTTGGTATTTCCGCGCCGGCTCTGCCTGGGCAGGCACTGAATTATTTAATCGAGGCTAGTTTTACTGAGGCTGACTCCGGCGCCGTTGTCCTGCCATTTGTCAACGCCGCCAACCCGTCGCAACCGTTTACGGGCCCTAATAACACCGGTAGCACGACAAATTCTGTGCGCACGCAGCGGGTCAGTCTGGTTGCAAAAGCCGGCACGGCGGCCGCAGCGGGCACCCAGGCAACCCCGGCGGCGGACACCGGCTTTGTTGCGCTCTATGTTGTCACAGTCACCTCTGGGCAAACGGGCCTAACGCAGTCGGACATCGCAATGTATCCGACAGCGCCCTTTCTATCTTTTAAGTTACCGCAGTTGGCCCCAGGTGTTTCGCGCATGGCGGTGTTTTCTTCCGGCGGCACTTGGACCGTGCCGGATCAAGTCACCCTCATTAAGCTGCGCTTGTGGGGCGCGGGTGGGGCGGGTGGTAATGGCGGCGGCGCTGGCTATGTCGGTGGCGGTGGTGCAGGCGGCGCCTATGTTGAGGGATATTTCACAGTTGCGCCGGGCACCGCTCTTAGCATTACTGTGGGCGCCGGTGGGGTCGTCGGCACGAGTTCGGGCCGCGGTGGCGATACGGCGGTTGGCAATCTCGCAACGGCTGGCGGTGGGAGTGCCGGCGGTGCGGGGTCTGCAAGTTCCGTTGGGCTTGGTTCGCCGTATCCAGGCACCTGGGGTCTGGGATCGGCGGTGGTTGGTAATGCCAACGTGCTGAATGGGCTCGGCGGACAAAATGGCATCGTGGCCGGGAGTACATTGATCAGCGGGCAAGGTGGTGGCGCCAATGGCGGGTGCGGCGGTCTGAGTGCGGCTGGCAGCACGACGTCCAACCAGGTGGGTCTGACGGCGAATGCGCCGGGCGCCGCGGGTTCGGGGGGTATCGGCACCGGGACAGGTGGCGCAGGTGCGCCCGGCCAGGTGATCATTGAATGGTGACGTGTTTGATGAGCGTGCCCGGCGGACTCAGCCAAGTCTCCGCCGTAGCAAAACGTAGGAGGGCCTGTGGTGGATGTGGCAACTTGGGCAACAATCCTCGGCGTCGGCACGACAATGCTCGGCGTATTTTTTGCCTTCTTTCGATTTGTGGCCGCGGGTACCGAGTCGGTGCGTGCGGATGTCTTTGAACAAATTCGTATCGCGCGGGTGGAGAGTGATCAGCGCATTACCCAGGTGGCAGAAGTGGAAATGAGGTCGCGCAATGCGATGATTGGCAACGTGTCGACGGTTGCAAAGAAGATCGAGATCGACCTTGAACGATTGAAACGCGAAGCGGTAAGGCGTGAGGAAATGGCCTCTCTTGAAAGCAGAATGAATGCCATCCTTATGAAAATCGAAACCAAGCTCGATCATTTGGTCGAGAAGTTGGGCGATTGGCGCGGTTTGGAGGCGCAGATTAAGGTCACGGGGGAGCGTATCGAAGGCATCTCCAAGCGTTTAGAGCGCAATGATCTTTGAGGCGTCATAATGCGGTCTACTATAATGAAAACCATCCCGGCACTGTGCAGTGGCTGCACAACCTTATTGCCCGCAGGCTCATCCCGGCGGGCGATGTAGATGATCGCAGCATTATAGATGTCAAACCCTCCGATCTGCGTGGTTACCGCCAGGTGCACCTGTTTGCCGGCATTGGTGGCTGGTCCTATGCGGCAAGGCTCGCCGGCTGGCCGGATGAACGTGAGCTCTGGACAGCAAGTTGTCCGTGTCAGCCGTTTTCACCTGCCGGACGGAAGCTGGGTCTGAATGACCCACGACATCTTTGGCCATATGTCGCCCGACTGGTCGGCGCCTGCCAGCCCACTTGCGTGGTGGGTGAACAAACTTCGAGCGCGCTGGGATATGCCTGGTTCGATGGCGTCGCCGCTGACCTGGAAGAAGCGGGTTACGCCTGCGCGGCGGTTGATATTCCGGCTGTCGCCCTCGGAGCGCCGCATCGGCGCCAGCGGCTCTGGTGGGTCGCTATGCCCGCGCATCGTGCTATGGCCAACGCCGCAGGCACAGCCAGCGACGTCCAGATCAGGTGCCCGGGCGAACGAACTTTTGTTGCAGGGCCTTCTGCGGCGCACACGCGGCCCAGTTATGCATGGGTCAACACCTCTGCCCTCTGTTGTGCCGATGGCAAGTGGCGGCATACCAAACCCGGCCTTTGCTGGGTGGTTGATGGGCTACCCCGCGGCGTGGGCTCTATGCGGACCAACGGCGTCGGGGCGCAAATGCCTGTGAACAGTAGGGCGCTCTGGCGCGGTTTTGGTAGCGCCATTGTTCCGCAGGTCGGCGCCGAGATTTTAGCGGCATTATTGTAA